AAAACAACTTCTAATGCAGATAATCCAGTTGGTGATGATGTAGAAGTAATTCTTTCTTGTGATATTTGGGAACATTCTTATTATCTAGATTTCAAAAATGATAGAAAAAAATACTTGGAGAACTGGATTGATAATCTAGTAAACTACAAGTTCGCAGAAACTAGATTACTCGAAACATAATGTTTGTACTAACAGAACCTACCCCTAATCCTGATGCCTTAAAATTTAAGTTTGGGCAAGAAGTTGTTGGTGAAGGTTCTGTATGGTATGACATTGATCTTGCCCTCAAAGGCAATGAATTTATAAAGAATATATTTAGAGTGGCAGGTGTTAGGTATGCCTTACTCCAAAAAGACGAATTGACAATTACAAAATTTCCGCAGTGGCCTTGGAATGAAATTACTGATAAAGTAAAAAATGTCATGAGTAAAAATGACATATTCATTGAACAAGGCGAAACAGATAGATATTGCACAGATGAAATATGTTGTGCAATAAGGAAACTGTTGAAAGAAGAAATTAGGCCTGCTGTGCAATTAGATGGTGGAGATATTAAATTTGTAGACTACAAAGATGGAGTAGTGACTTTAGAAATGCACGGATCTTGTTGGGGATGCCCCAACAATGAATCAACACTTGGTGCGATGTACAACAAACTGCACACAGTTATTCCTGAGGTGAGGCAGGTAAAAATACTATGAGCGAAAACATACACCCATCGGACATCAGAGAAGGAATAATAAACAACCTAAGACAGTGTTTTGATCCTGAAATATCAATCAACATATATGATCTTGGATTGATATATGACATTGATCTTACAGCATTACCAAATGCAAAAATAACACACACATTAACCAGTGCTTTTTGTCCTGCGGCTGATCAGATTGTAAGTGATATCAAAGGTGCCGCTGAGACAGTAGAAGGTATAGACGATTGCGAAGTGATTACCACATTTGATCCACCGTTTGGACCAGATAAAATGTCTGAAGAAGCAAGACTGATATTAGGAATATAGTAAATACATTTATGTTACAATTTACAGATAGTGCAGTTGCAAAAATGCGTGAAGTGATGCAAGAGCATAATAAACCATATATCCGCTTTGGTGTAAAAGGCGGAGGTTGTGCAGGATTCGAGTACAAGATGGACGTTGAAGCCGAAAAAGGTGACAAGGACCAAGTCATTGAATACGGAGATGTAAAGATACTTGTTGATCCTGTATGTGAATTTTATCTATTGGGCACCGAAGTGGATTACAAAAGAGAAACTTTTGGATCATACTTTACCTACAACAATCCAAATTCTGCATCACAGTGTGGTTGTGGAACTTCTTTCTCAGTAAAATAATAAATGGTATCTCAACTGCGAGATAATGAATTTTGGCAAAGATATCCAAACGGCGGACACTTCACTTGGTTAAGGCAGTTCCTTCAAAAAGGTAAAAAGTTAAGAACAGCAATTGACTGTGGTGCCCACCAAGGTATGTGGACCACAAGTTGGAACAGTATTGTAGAAAAAATAGAGGCATTTGAACCAAATCCTGATGTTATCCCTATGTTCAAAGATAGGACTGCTGGCATAGACAACGTCACACTTCACGAAGTAGCATTAGGAGATAAATTTAGTTCAGTATCTATGCAGTATGAAACACACACCGGCACATATCACGTCAAGGATCACAGTGGCACTATTGAAATGAAAACTTTGGACAGTTACAATTTTAAGGACGTAGACATAATAAAAATAGACGTAGAAGGTTATGAAGTTCCCTTATTAGAAGGAGCCAAAGAAACTATTCTTAATAATAGACCAGTGATACAGATTGAGGCAAACCACACAGGTGATAGATACGGCAGACCTAAAATTGAAATATCTAAAATATTGTCCAGTTTTGGAATGAAACGCATTGCCAAAGAATGGCCTGATCAGATCTGGCGTTTCCGTAAATAAATAGTTTTATGCCAAAGAAAAGAATTAACGTAGGTACTGGAGTTAACACAGGAACGGGCGATACACTTCGCTCTGCAATGGAAAAATGCAACAATAACTTCGATGAACTCTACGATCTAATAGGACAAGATTCCACAGGAAAAAGCATTGATATTACTGGTAATGTGATATCTAGCACATTTACTAACACTGACATCAATATATCGCCTAACGGTACCGGAGATACGAAAATAAGCAGTGATTTAGTGGTGAATATTATTAAATCAGATGACAGTGCTCAGGTTACTGTGAGTGATGGTTTGACTGTTACAGGTGCAGTGGTAATGCTAAGAAACTTACCAACTTCAGATCCAACCAATGCAGGCCAATTGTGGAATGATTCTGGCACATTAAAAGTATCAGCAGGTTAAAGTTTTACTTCAGTACTGCTGGCATCTATCTTCCAAATTTTTCTCATTTCAACGCCTACTTTTTGTGCAAATTGATGTGTGTCACATCTGCTACACACGTGATGATAATCATTGGATGCCCTAGTGGGAGTCACTTTGCTTTTGGGCCTTAGAAATTCTTTGCTACAACAATCACATTTAAAATGATAAACAGATCTTCTACGTTTGAAGTTGTGTACGTTTCCCAGTCTAGACTGTCGCTGATGTAGGTGTATTTCTGTGGTTTCTTTAACAAACATTTTACGTTAGGTTTATAGAAATATTTAGTAAATACACTTACCAGAGGAGTTTTAACATATGGCAAAACAAGTAGTAAATTTAGGATCAGCGGCCAATGATGGCACAGGTGATCCGCTTAGATCGGCATTCGATAAAATTAATGATAACTTTCAAGAAATATATGACACATTAGGTGGTCCTAATGCATCAGCATTATCAGATTTGTTTTTTCAAGGATCTACCTTAACAAATAGAACAACAAATGGCAACATCACACTTGACCCTAACGGGACAGGCACAATTATTATTAATGGCCCAATAGAATTCAAAGGCACATCAACACAGATTGATACAACCTCTTTACAGGTAGAGGACAATTTATTAGAGATAAACAGAAACTCTTCTGGTGCAGATATTGATGCTGGTGTATACATCAATAGAGGCGGAGCAGGAAATAATGCTGTGTTCTATTGGAACGAAGGTGAAGACAAATTCAAAGCAGTGCTTTCAACTTCAGTTGCAACAGTAACATCAGTCGTTGACTCATCTAAGGCAACTATCGTTGCAAACTACGAAGGTGATAGTGCCACTATCACTACTGTCAACACAAACACACTAAATTCTTCAGATTCCACAGCAATACAGGTTACTGACAGTTTAAATGTTTCTGGAACAGTAAGTGCAGACACAATAGACACAAACACAATCAGTTCAAATGATTCAACAGCAGTGCAAATAGCAGATGCATTAAACGTGGGTGGTGCAGGATTCTTTAATGGTGCTGTTGATATCAACGGTGCTTTATCAGTGAACAATATTAGTTCTGTTGATTCAACTGCTGTCGTAATCAATGATGGTTTAGATGTGGGAGGGACATTGACTTGTGCAAGAATAGAATCAAATGATTCTTCACAGATGACTTTCTTACCGGCTATAAAAGTTGAGAACAGTATCACAGTTGATGGATTTGCAATTATGAATGGTTCATTGACTTACGGTGTTGATGATCTTACTGATAACTCTACTATTGATTTAGATTTAGCAAAAGCAATCCATTACTTAAAAGCAGGTGAATCGACTTACACTTTACAAGCACCTCCGGCGGCGAATGGACTATTGATTTATTTCACAGTAGGTCATGGTAGTGCGGCTGACTCTACAAACAATCCAATAAATGAAACTAAGATCACTATTGCAAAGGCCAGAGATGCAACCGGCGAGATTGTAACAAACTATGAATGGTTCCCATTTAATGGTCCGTTATTTTCAGATGATTCGACTAAGGTTACAAGATTGATGGCAACTGCTATATTTGTTGATGGTGCGTGGAACGTTGATTTATTAGCAAGTTAATTTATTTGATCCACTTTACTTTGTGTGGTCGATCAAAAGATTTATTTGTTTCTGGATCGTGACTGTAAGTTGAAAACTCAATAACGTCTTGGTCTAATTCGTGTACAATGCCTGGCATTGTCAGTGAATCAACATCACCAACAATATTATCTTTTGGATCACTGGTCATATACTGGGTGTCTTTACTTTGGTAC